AGATCAGCTCCTCAATGGTCACAGGCTCAATCAGGGCGTCGAACAGCGCAGGCTTTTCAGTAATCAGGCCGTGGCCCAGGCGGTAAGGCGTTGCGCTAAGACCTACTATCCTCATGCTTGTATTGATAGCCATAAGCTCGGTCAGCAGCTTGCGGTATCCACCCTCGTCCTTGTGGTTGACCAAGTGGCACTCGTCGATGATCACCAGGTCAACGTGGCCCAGCTCCTTGGCCTTGCTGCGCACCGACTGGATGCCTGCAAAGGTGATCGGTTCACCGAGCTGCTTCTTTCCGATGCTGGCGCTGTAGATGCCCATCGGAGCGCCTGGCCAGTGCAAGCGCATCTTCTCTGCGTTCTGCTCGATCAGCTCCTTGACATGCGTGAGCATCAGAATCTGCGTCTCTGGCCAGTTCTGCAGGGCGTCCTTGCACAGCGCGGCCACAATGTGGCTCTTGCCTGAGCCGGTCGGCAGCACCAGGCACGGGTTGCCGTGGTGGCCAGCCTCGAACCAGGCATAGAGCTGGTCAATGGTGCGCTGTTGGTAGTCACGCAGCATCACGACCCCTTAATGCCGTGTGCGGCTTCGATGGCTCGGGCGATTTCTTGAAACGAATACCACCCCATGATGTTCTGCATGGCGTACCAAATCTTTTTCATCTCCTCATCCGTCAGCGGCTTGCGCTGGGGTGGTTTAGCCCACTGTTCCAAAGGAATCCCGTTTGGATGGGCATCATCTATCACTGTGCATTTGAATTGCACAGGCTCCTGCTCTGGCTGCTCTGCCTTCGCAGCGTCATACCCCATCTTCCACGCCGCCTGTGTGGCGCTGATTGCTTCGGGTGAAAAAGACTCTTGCTCTGGCTGCGCCAGTGAAGCGGCTATGACTTGCGCCTCTGTCATCGGCCACACTTTTGTCGTCCCGCCATGCACCTGCACTGCGCTCCATCCTTGCGGTAGTTGTGCTAGCTGCTCTGGCTTGCGCTGTGGTGTGTTTGGCGCGGCACTGAGCATGGCCTTCCAGCAAAACGATGGGAAGTTCACAGGGCCGGCCTCGGTTGCGCGCAGCATTTCTTGCGTCGGCTCAAGCGGTACAAGTTTCCACCCGCTCGGCTCCCGCTCTGGCTGGGGTGCTGGCTCCAGCCAAAAGCCATTGGCGTTTGACATTAGCGTGAACCCGGCTTTTGCCAGCGCCTCAATGATTTGCGGGCGGCTTGACACCCAGTAATCAATATCGATCTTGGCGGGCTGCTCTGGCTGCGCCAGCCTATCACGCAGTTCGTCACGCTGCGCTTTGATGCACTCCGGCCGGTTGCAGTGGTAGCTGCATGAATGGATGTCGCTCATGTGTTCTTCTCCATTGCCTTCTTCAACGCTGCTTCCTCCGCTGCTCGTCTTGTCAGCCACTTCGTATAAGAGGCTCTCAAGTAGCGGCGATTGCTTGCATCAAACTTGCTGCTCTTTGGCTCGATGTCGGGAGGCGGCTCCAGCAAGGCGGTGCGAATTTGTTCTGCGTCCGCGCCGATCAGCCGAGCGTAATCTTCAAACGAAGAGGTCTTGCTGAACAGCCAGTCTATGGCTGCAAAGTTCTCCGCGCCCGTGGCCTGCTTGCTCGATGCATCCTCAATGGCCTGGGCAGTAATCGCGGCCAGCAGGCGAGCGCAAGCCACTGTCTGTGGATGCGCGTTTGGGTTTGATGAAATGAAGTCGATCATCCGACAATCCTCCCACCGAAGTCCTTGCGCATCTCGGCGATGAACGAATCACCGCTGGCGCAGGCAGCGGCATTGGCCAGCAGCTCCTTGGAGCTGTAGACACCTTCTTGCTCTGGGTCACCGTTGGCGATGGTCACGCCACCAACTACATAAACAGCCGTCCACTCGTCCGGCCCGTCCTTGCGCTGCCAAGGCACCAAGTCGGGATGCAGGACATGGCTCTCGCATCCGGTGCGCTGGGCCTCCAGCGGTATCGTGTCATCCCACTTGGCGCAATGCCAGGTGCTGTCCGACTTGGCCGTGCTGTGGGCGCAAGTGCGGCAGTTCACATGCTCAGTGGTCTTGCTCTGGTGGCAGAAATCATGTGCATCACAGAACTTGCACTGATACCAACTCGGGTCTGTGCTGATTGGTGGCGGCATGCGGTCTTCCTGCGCCAGCAAATAACCACGCCTGATGTACCTCTCAGCCACATCCTTCTCATATCGCACGCGCTCTGTGTAGATGCGGTCATCGTCCTTGCAGACCGCCACGTACAAGGCCCGATCAATCTCGGTGCCGTGCATGTAGAGCTGCATCTGCACAAAATGCTCAAACTTGGCACTGGCCACTGAGCCAGCTTTGAGCAGGTCGTCGAATGACTTCTTGCTGTGCGTCTTGAACTCGGCCACATGGCGCTTCTTTGGCGCTTCTGGCACTCCTGACTCGATGATGGCGTCCAGGCTGCCGGACACATGGCAGCCAAGGTCTACCCTGGTCTGCTTGCCCGATGTGCTGCGAATGTCCATGCCAATGGCTCGCAGGTCGCTGATGATGTTGGCCTCCTCGAGCTGGCCACGCCTGAACAGGCGCAGAACTCGGCCTGGAAACTTCGGCTGCACAGCCCAGCGAAAGCTCAGCCACAGCCAGCGGTCGCAAGCGTGGCCAAGCTGGCTGCAGCCCATGTGGCCCCTTGGCTGCTCAGCCTTTGCTTCGTGCGCTTTGTCAATCAGCGCCTGGATGGTATGCTCTGACTCGGGTATCTTCATGCCCGTCTCCTTTTGGTAGTTGCCAATTGCCCCAGGTTCCTCACGGTTCCTGGGGCTTTTTCTTGCTTACTTGGATTTCACCCAAGGAGGAGATGCCTTGGCCGGTGCAGACGCTGCTGCTGGAGCCGCCGCCGGTGCTGCAGCCTTAAATGCTGCTGGTGCTGCGGCACCGTTGATGGCACGGTAACCCTTGACCTCGTTGCTGGCCTCATAGGTCTTGCCGGTCTTCTCGTCGGTGCGTGCTGCGCGAATGGTCAGCTTGATGTTGACATTGCCACCGATGAGCTGGTCGGTGTCGGTCACCTTGGCCAGCCCGACCGCACGCATGATTTCGCCAAGCTGCTGGCGGCCGATCTCCTCGGCCTTGGCACTTGCGTTCTTGATGTTGAGGTTTGAGAACACCACCCGGCCTTGGTGCGTTGGACCGGTGATGTCCAGGCGCAGCTTGATGTACTGGCCGCCACCGTCGTTGGTGTTCTTCAGCTCAGCCTGTGTGATGCTGGCGTTGTAGTTGCCTTCCGGCAGCGGCTCGAAGTTGCCGCCAGTGCCTTGCGGCAGTTCGTTTGCGTCGAAAGTTTGTCCGAGAAAAGCCATGATGAATTACTCCTTGATGATGTCAATGGTGAAAGAAGGGCGGCCAGGCTTGGCCGTGATTGCGCCAGCCAGTGGCCGAGTGATGCGTTCGTCGGCGGCCTTCCAGATGGCCATGTTGATCTCCGGCTTCCAGCGGAACAGTGTCGAGAGGTGATCTGTCAGGCCAGCCTCTGCGGCCAGCTCCTGCACCTTGTCTGCATCCACCTTGCGGTCGATGCGGCCCACGACCTTGACCCGAAAGCCTTCGAGCGCCAGGGTCTCGGTGCCTTCAGTGTCGTCACGGATGCTTGCAACCTTGCGCATGGAGTCCTCGATGTCGCGGCGCTTTTCGACTGCCACACGCTCGGCCTCTTTGGCCTCCAGCCATTCGGCTGCCATTTGCTCCATCGTCTTCATGCGGTCCTCGCTTTCAGCATGTCGTCGGCCATTTGGTATGCAGCCTGAGCAATCTCCGGCATCGGCATTGCTGCGTCCATCAGTCCCTGCATCGCCTTCGCCGCAAAGTAGTCGCGCAGGGTCATGCCTTGACTTTGTTTAATGGATACAGCCGCTACAACGCGGTCGTTGCCTTGCGGAAACGCTGACCCGCCTGTTTTTGTATAGTTCATGCCTTGCCCCCGATCTTCGCAAACACTGCACTCAGGTCCGGTGCCTCCCAGGCATCCAGCTTGCCACTGCGGTCCTTGGCCAGCCACAGGCCATCCGAGTCACACATCAGCGCACGCTGGGTGGCTCCGTCGCCATCCTTTTCAACACGCAGCGCCAGCACCTCGTCAAAGAAGTAGGGCAAGGCCTGGCCTGTCTTGTTGCCAGGCATCGATGGCGCGTACAGCACCCGGCCCATCTCGTCCTGCGTCTTCTCCAGCTTGGCGCTCATGTAGACATGGCGGCCAGGCAGGTCGCGGAAAGCGCGAATGATGTCGGCCATCTGCTCCTGCATCGCACCGTAGGCCTGCCTCGGGTCTTTGGTGGCCTTCTTCTCAGTGTTCAGGCACACCTCAGCGATCTCGCTGATGCTGTCCAGTGCCACCGATTTGTAGGACTTGGCCTCGTCACTGCTGGTCAGCCATGTGTAAGCCTCCTGCAGATCGGTCATCGATGCGATCTCGATGAAGGGCAGGTCGGCGTCCTGGATGGACAGCAGGCCGCCTTCAGCCGACAGCACAATGGGGCTGGGGAGGGTTTTGATCATGCTGGTCTTGCCAGCACCGGCCTGGCCATAGACCAGGACTTTCACACCGTTGGCAGCCAGGCTGCCGGTGGTCTTCACGTTGATTGCCATATTGGCTCTCCTTCTTGGGTTGCTGCGCCTTCGGGCGATTCCTTTCGCGCAGTGGTTGCATCATAAACCGGAAATCGGGTATAGTGCAAGCACTCCCGCAAAAATAATTTCAGAGGTGCAAATCATGATGACTGTTGAGCAAATCAAGAAACGGCTGGAAGATGCCAATCTCAAGAGGGTGGCCGAGAATGCTGGCGTGCATCCGGCCACGGTCTATCGGTTCATGCAGGAGGAGTCCAAGCCCCTGTATGAGACGGTCAAAGCGCTGTCGGACTACCTGACACGCAGGGAGGCCACGGTCAATGGCTGATCTTTCCAACGTCTTCGGCGGTCCTTGGTCGCCACCACCAGAAAAGCGGGTTGCGCCACCGGAGGAGCAGCTCCTTGATGCCATTGGGTCAGCAGGCCTCGAGCCGCCAGATCAGGTGGTCTTTGATGGCAGGCTGCACCGGTTCAAGTCAGGGACCAAGGGCAGCGCCAAGACAGGCGACAAATCTGGCTGGTATGTGGTCTTCGGTGATGGTGTTCCAGCAGGAAGGTTCGGCTGCTGGCGCATGGGGTTCGAGTCACCCTGGCGTGCTGATGTAGGCAGGAGGCTGACAGCCACAGAGGAGATGGCACACGCCAGGCGGTTGGCAGAGGCCAAGGCATTGAGAGAGGCAGCCTTGGAAAAGCAGCACGAAGTGGCCGCGGCGACCGTGGAGGCAATCTGGACAGCGGCCCAAGCAGCCAGCCCCGATCACCCGTACCTCAAGCGCAAGGGCATTCAGGCGCACGGTGCCAGGATCACAGGAGACGGCAGGCTGATCGTGCCACTGTTTGACAAGGATGGCGCACTGGCAACCTTGCAGTACATCGACAGCGAAGGCGGCAAGCTATACCACCCAGGCGGTGAGGCCGGTGGAAAATTCTGGATGGTAGGCTCACTGGATGAGCCTGGCGTGATTTATGTGGCAGAAGGGTTTGCCACAGCGGCCACGATCCATGAGACGACAGGCCGTCCATGCGTGGCCACTTACAGCGCCAGCAGCTTGGTGCCGGTAACTGGTAGTCTGCGCGAAATGTTTGGAATCGGACAGGACATTGTGATCGTCGCAGACCACGACAAGCATGGCGTTGGACAAAAGTATGCCGACCAGGCGAGCGCGAAGTTCGGTGCCAGGGTAATCATCCCACCAATCGAAGGCATGGACGCAAACGATTATGCACAGGCTGGGCACGATTTGGTCGGCCTGCTGGTGCAGCAGACTGGCTCAGCCGTGATCGACAAGCTGCAGGTGGTCTTCGGCGACCAGCTCGGCAGCGATTACGAGGCACCAGACGAGCTGGTGGAAGGCCTGATGACCATCGGCAGCTCGGTGGTGGTCTACGGTGACAGCAACTCAGGCAAGACATTTTGGGCGCTGTCGGTGGCCACGGCCATCGCAAGTGGCGAGGACTGCTACGGACGCAAGACCGATCCAGGCCTGGTGGTCTACTTGGCCAGCGAAGCCCCGGCCAGCATCCGGTCTCGCATGCAGGCCATCAAGAAGTTTCACGGCTGCAGCCTGGAGAACTTGGCGATGGTGCCGGTCCCGATGAACTTCTACTCTGGCGACCAGGACGCCCACGACGTGATCGAGCTGGTGCGTGCCATTGAGGTGGCCAAGGGCAAGCCGGTGCGTCTGATCATTGGCGACACGCTGGCCAGGATGAGCGCAGGCGCGAACGAGAACAGCGGCGAGGACATGGGTCCAGTCATGGCCAGATTCGACCAGGTGGCCACAGCCACTGGCGCTGCCATGATGATCATCCACCACAACGGCAAGGACGCTGCCAAAGGCGCTCGCGGCTGGTCCGGCATCCGGGCGCATATCGACACCGAGATCGAAGTCAGCGAAAAGGAAGGCACCCGGTCGGTGACCGTCACCAAGCAGCGCGAGCTGCCAAGCAAAGGCGAGACGATCTACTTCAAGCTGGAGGTGATCGAGATGGGCACGACAAAGTTCGGCGGCCCAGCGACCACCTGCGTGGCCGTGCCAGACCAAGACGCAGCCACCACAAAACCACACAAAAAGCCTACAAAGCACGACGAGAATGTGCGCACGGTCGAGCGTGCATGGTGGTCATCTGGTGCAGAAGAGCGCGAGGGTTTACCCTACATTAGCAGGTCTGCGCTGCGTGACTTGCTGGTCAAGGATGGAGCATCAGAGCGCACCGCAAAGAACAAAACAGAGGCATCCAGATCAGACGGATTGGTCGCACAATTGCTCAACGCAGGCACGCTGGAGACGTTCGAGCATGGCTGGATTTTCATCAACCAAGCACAGGCAAGCGCAATGCTGATGCAGAAAAATGCCCCGAAAAATCGCCCCTAAATGCCCCTAAGTGCCCCTGGGGCGGTTAGGGGCGATAGGGGCAAAGTGTCTTGACTCTGCCCCTAAAACCCGCCCCGCCTCTACCCCCTTTTAGGAAGGGGTAGGGGAGGTAGGGTAGGGGCAGATCATGATGCAGAATTTTTTTGAAAGAACTTGCCAATGATGAGCCTATAGGGATATGATGCTTAACCTATAGGACAAAGGAGCAAAGCATGAAAACGTACGGTGGAAGAATTCCTGATGAGGCCGATGGATGGAAGTTGAAAGCGGAAATCAGAGACGAACATCAGAAGTGGTTTTTGTTTGAGAAGTCGCAAGCACACACCGATGATTGGGTGACTTACAAAGTCGTCGCAGATGGTCGAGTTGAAAAGAAGGCAAATTATTGGGTTGTCAAAAATGTTAAAACAGGACAAAAAGCGTACCCAGCAGACATGGAACTGATGAAACAACACAGGCCAAACTTGTTTAAGCAGGTTGGAGTTTTTTTATGATCCAGCAACTTGACACACCAAACTTCTCAACCTGGCAGCACGACACCCTGGCAAAGTTTGCAGCCGAGGTCTATGCCAGGCTCCAGGCCGAGCAGGCAGCCAACGAGCAGCTCAGGCTCGACCTCAAGGACGCCATGAGGATGGCGAGAAAACAAATTCTGGAGGACAATCGGGTATGACCACAAAATCACACAAAGTAAATCCAGCCGACAAGGTCGAGCAGTGGCCAATCGAGAAGCTGGTGCCATATGCCAAGAACTCGCGCACGCACAGCGAGGAGCAGGTGGCCCAGATCGCGGCCAGCATCCGAGAGTGGGGCTTCACGACCGCAGTTCTGGTGGATGAGTCCGGCAGCATCATTGCCGGTCATGGTCGCGTGATGGCGGCTCGCAAACTCGGCATGGCATCATTGCCGATCATGGTGGCTGCTGGCTGGACCGATGCCCAGAAACGTGCCTACGTCATCGCAGACAACAAACTGGCGCTGAACGCAGGCTGGGACAACGAGCTGCTGGCGCTCGAGCTGGGTGAGCTGGGTGATCTTGGCTTTGATCTGGACTTGGTGGGGTTTACCGATGAGGAGATCGCGGCGCTGATGCCGGTGCAGATCGAGCCTGGCCTGACGGACGAAGATGCCACCCCAGAGGTGCCAGAGCAGCCGGTCACGGTGCTTGGCGATGTTTGGGTGCTCGGTAAGCACAGGCTCATGTGTGGTGACTCGACCAGCATCGATGCAATACAAAAATTAACCGAAGGCCAAGCCCCAGATTTTGTATTTACTGACCCACCTTATGGTGTGGCTGTTGTCAAAGATGGCATGGTTGGCGCCGACTTTGGTGTCGCAAAAAAAGGCAATTACAAACCAATCATTGGCGATGAGACAACCGATACAGCAATTGAGGCATACAACGCATGTGTGGCCATTGGTGCAAAAAAGATCGTTCTTTGGGGTGGTAATTACTTTTCAGACAAATTGCCACCATCATCATGCTGGCTTGTTTGGGATAAGCGAGGCGACTCAGGCATCGTCAACACATTTGCAGATTGCGAGCTGGCATGGACAAATATGACCAGTCCGGCCAGAGTTCACAAACAGCTTTGGAATGGCATGATCAGGGAAGGCGAGCGCGACAAACGAGTCCATCCAACACAGAAGCCAGTTGCATTGTGTGAATGGGGAATCTCAAATTACACAGACAAAAACGCATCAGTCCTTGATCTATTTTTAGGTTCTGGCAGCACATTGATGGCATGCGAGAAAACGAATCGCAAATGTTTTGGCATGGAGATGTCACCAGATTATTGCGATGTCATCATCAAGCGCTGGCAGCAATTCACAGGCAAAATCGCAGTTCACGCAGAAACTGGACAACCTTTCGCGGAGGTTAAAGATGGCAACAAAGAAGCCAAAAACTGAAAAATCGGTCGTAAAAAAGGCTGGACCGAATGGCGGCGCTCGGGAAGGTGCTGGCAGACCAGCCTTCGAGCCGACCGACGCAGAGCGTAAACAGGTCGAGGCAATGTCAGGCTACGGACTGCCAATCGAGCAGATCGCAGTCCTGGTGCGCGGCGGCATCGACACCGACACGCTGCGCAAGCACTTTGCCACCGAGCTGGTGGCAGGCAAGGCCAAGGCCAACTCTGGCGTCGGTCGGACGCTGTTCCAGAAGGCAATGGGCGGCGACACCGCTGCCATGATCTGGTGGTCAAAGACCCAGATGCGGTGGGCTGAGACCCAGAAGCACGAAGTCACAGGGGCTGACGGTGCGCCTCTGGAGTTCAGGGAGATCAAGCGCGTGGTCGTCAAGGCATGACCGTCCTGCAGCTCCAGACCCCAGAATGGGCGCTGCCTTTGATGGAGGCCAGTCGCTACAAGGGCGCATGGGGTGGCCGAGGCTCCGGCAAGTCCCACATGTTTGCCGAGCTGATGATCGAGGCCCACATCATGGACCAGAAGCGGCGCAGTGTCTGCGTGCGCGAGGTCCAGAAGTCGCTGGCTCAGTCGGTCAAGCGCCTGCTCGAGACCAAGATCGAGCAGATGAACGCTGGCGCTTACTTCGAGGTCCAAGAAGCCGTCATCAAGTCCAAGAAGGGCGACGGCATGATCATCTTTCAGGGCATGCAAAACCACACAGCCGACTCAATCAAGTCGCTGGAGGGCTACGACTGCGCCTGGGTGGAGGAGGCCCAAAGCCTGAGCCAGACCAGCCTGGACCTGCTGCGGCCTACCATCCGCAAGCCTCAGTCCGAGCTGTGGTTTACCTGGAACCCGCGCCAGCAGACCGATCCGGTTGATCACCTGCTGCGTGGCCCGACGCCTCCGAAGGATGCCACCGTCCTGAAGGTAAACTTCACCGATAACCCTTGGTTTCCAGATGTCCTGCGCGACGAGATGGAGTACGACAAGCGGCGCGATCCGGACAAGTACAGCCATGTCTGGATGGGCCAGTACCTGACCAACAGCAGCGCCAGGGTCTTCAAGAACTGGAAGATCGACGAGTTTGAGGCACCGCGAGACGCCATCCACAGGCTCGGCGCTGACTGGGGCTTTGCCATTGATCCGACCGTGCTGGTGCGCTGCCACATCATTGGCCGCACTTTGTACATCGACCACGAAGCCTACATGGTGGGCTGCGAGATCGTGAACACGCCTGAGTTGTTCATGACCGTGCCAGAGTCCGAGAAGTGGCCCATCGTGGCCGACTCGGCCAGGCCGGAGACCATCAGCCACATGAAGAAGAACGGCTTTCCCAAGATCATGACGGCGGTCAAAGGCCCGAAGTCGGTCGAGGAAGGCATCGAGTTTCTGAAGAACTACGACATCGTGGTGCACCCACGCTGCATCCACACGATTGACGAGCTGACCCTTTACAGTTATAAGCAAGACCCACTGACAGGTAAGATTCTGCCGATCCTGGAGGACAAGAAAAACCACGTCATCGACGCCTTGCGATACGCCTGCGAGGCGGTGCGGCGGTCAAGTGCGGCCAAGCCTGCCGTCTTCACGCCTTTGCCAAACGTAAAGAAGTGGTGAGACAATCGCACAAATTGAGGAACTAATTATGGCCAGAATCTCCAACGACCAGCGCCTTGCCAATCTTCACTCAGAAGCCTTGGCGCAGTTCGACGACGTTCAGAGCGCACTGCGCGACGAGCGCCTGCAGTGCCTGCAGGACCGGCGCTTCTACAGCCTGGCAGGCAGCCAGTGGGAAGGCCCACTCTGGGACCAGTACGAGAACAAGCCTAAGTTCGAGGTCAACAAGATCATGCTGGCCGTGATCCGAGTGGTCAACGAGTACCGCAACAACCGGATCACGGTGGACTTCGTTTCCAAGGATGGCACCGAGAACGACAAGCTGGCCGAGGTCTGCGACGGTCTGTACCGAGCCGACGAGCAGGCCTCCGTGGCCGACGAGGCCTACGACAACGCCTTCGAGGAGGCGGTCGGCGGCGGCATCGGTGCTTGGCGTCTGCGCACCGTCTACGAGGACGAGGAAGACCCAGAGGATGACCGGCAGCGCATTCGCATCGAGCCGATCTTCGACGCCGACAGCTCGGTGTTCTTCGACCTGGGTGCCAAGCGCCAGGACAAGTCCGATGCCAAGTTCTGCTTTGTGGTCACTAGCATGACCCGCCAGGCCTACAAGGACACCTGGGGCGACGACCCGACAGACTGGCCAAAGATCATCCACCAGTACGAGTTCGACTGGTGCACGCCAGATGTGGTCTACGTGGCCGAGTACTTCAAGGTCGAGGAAAAGACCGAGACTATCCGCATCTTCCAGGCCATCGACGGCACAGAGGAGCGTTACAGCCAGGCCGACTTCGCAGCCGACGAAACCCTCGAGGAAACGCTGGCCGCCATCGGCACCCGCGAGGTGCGGCAGAAGAAGGTCAAGCGCAAGCGCGTGCGCAAGTACGTCATGTCCGGTGGCCGAGTGCTTGAGGACGCAGGTTACATCGCAGGCAACTGCATTCCCATCGTCGTGGTGTACGGCAAGCGGTGGTTCGTGGACAACGTGGAACGATGCATGGGCCACGTGCGCCTGGCCAAAGATGCCCAGCGCCTGAAGAACATGCAGCTCTCCAAGCTGGGCGAGATCAGCGCACTGTCCAGCGTCGAGAAGCCGATCCTCACGCCTGAGCAGGTGGCTGGCCATCAGGTCATGTGGTCCGAGGACAACCTCAAGGACTACCCGTACTTGCTGATCAACCCGATCACCGACCAGAACGGCAACCAGGCCGTCAGCGGTCCGGTGGCCTACACCAAAAGCCCACAAATCCCACCGGCAATGGCCGCGCTCCTGCAGATCACCGAGACCGACATGCAGGACATCTTGGGCAATCAGCAAGGCGCTGACAAGATGGTGAGCAACATCTCCGGCAAGGCCGTCGAGATGATCCAGGCCAGAGTCGATGGACAGGCCTACATCTACATGTCCAACTTTGCCAAGGGCATGAAGCGCTGCGGCGAGATTTGGCTCTCGATGGCCAGGGACATCTATACCGAAGAAAAGCGCAAGATGAAAACGGTCGCGGCCACTGGCGAGGCTGGCATGGTCGAGCTGATGCAGCCATCCGTCGACCAAGAGACCGGCGAGGTTGTCATGCAAAACGACCTGTCCAGCGCCACCTTCGATGTGATCGCAGACGTTGGCCCGTCCAGCTCGAGCAAGCGCCAAGCGACCGTCAGGGCGCTGACCGGAATGCTCTCGATCACGCAAGACCCAGAGACCGCACAGGTGCTGACGGCGATGGCCATGATGAACATGGAGGGCGAGGGCGTCGGAGATGCCAATGCCTACTTCCGCAAGAAGCTGCTGCGCATGGGCGTGGTCGAGCCGACCGAGGACGAGGCCCAAGAACTCATGGCCGAGATGCAGGGCAAGCCACAAGACCCGAATGCCATGTACCTCCAGGCCGCTGCCGAGGAGGCCACCGCCAAGGCGGCGCAGGCCCGTGCCAACACTGTCAAGACCGTGGCCGACGCAGAACTCAGCAGAGCCAAGACGCTCGAGACGCTCGGCAAGGTTGACGAGACAGCCCAAAACATGGCGCTCACAAATGCAGAGGCCGTGCAGGAGATTCTGCGTGGCCAGATCATTCAGCCTGTTGTCAGGTAAATGAAAAAGCGCGAGAATGTGATAAACGGCATCCACCCAGCCGTGTCAATGGGTGAGTTTGATGGGGTCAGAGAATGAGTAAAAAGGCAGTATCAGGAGATGAAAGCCAAGACGATGAAACCGTAGTTATCGAGGACGAAGGCCAAGACACTGAGCAAACCACCGACGAGTACCAATCCGGCGGTGACCAGGACGAAGGCCAGAATGCCGAAGATGGCGAGGGCGAGTCGGACGAGGTGATCGTCTCCATTGGTGAGGAAGCGCCACCTCCCGAAGAACAGACTCATGCGCCGGAATGGGTGCGCGAGCTGCGTAAGACGAACCGAGAATTGCAACGTCAGAACCGAGAGCTACAGAGCAAGCTGCAGACAACCGCACAGACTGAGACCAAGCCGGTCGTGCTGGGACCGAAGCCGAAGCTGGAAGATCACGACTACGACGCTGACAAATTTGAGGAGGCACTGGCCGGTTGGTTTGAGCGCAAGCGAAAAGCCGATGAGATGCAGGCCGCGCAGGAAGCTGAAGTTATGAATCAGCAGAAGGCGTGGAAGGCAAAGCTGGATGGCTACGGCAGGGCGAAAGCTGAGCTGCGAGTCAAGGATTTTGAGGATGCCGAGGCCGTGGCCCAGGAACTCTTCAACATCACCCAGCAGGGCGTGGTGCTTCAAGGCGCAGATAACCCTGCGCTCGTCATTTACGCACTCGGCAAGAATCCGAAGAAGGCCAAGGAGTTGTCCGATATCAAAGACCCCGTGAAGTTTGCCTTTGCGGTAGCGAAACTGGAGAAAGAATTGAAAGTTACCAACCGTAAGGCAGCCCCGCCACCCGAGAGAATAGTGTCAGGAACTGGCCGAGTATCTGGGGCGGTGGACTCAACCCTTGAACGGCTGCGAGAAGAAGCGGCGAAAACTGGGAACTACACAAAAGTCACTCAGTACAAAGCGCAAAAACGAGCAGCATCCAAAAACTGATTTTTTATAGGAATCAATCATGTCGAATAGTTTTTCCAAAGAAGAGCGCGTTGCGTTTGAAGACATCCTCGAAGGCTTCCAAGACCTGCTGGTGCTGTCGCGTCACGTGAACATCTACAACACCGACCAGACGATGATGGCTCGCACCAACGACACCATCTGGCGTCCGCAGCCCTACATCGCGCAGTCCCAGAACAGCACTCCTGGCACTCCCGTGACGTACCAGAACATGACCCAGTTGGCTGTTCCTGCCACTCTGGGTTTCAGCCAGACCGTGCCCTGGACCATGACCACCCTCGACCTGCGCGATGCGCTGCAAGAAGGTCGTCTGGGCGAGAGCGCCAAGCAGAAGCTGGCCTCCGACATCAACGTGGCGATCATGAACGTGGCTGCTGCCCAAGGCACGCTGGTGGTTCCTGTCTCCACTGCTGCCGGTGACTATGACGATGTGGCCCTGTGCGACACCATCATGAACGAGCAGGGCGTGCCTGACTACGACCGCTTCCTGGGCCTGTCCAGCCGTGACTACAACGGTCTGGCTGGTAATCTGTCCCAGGCTTCGCGTTCGTTCGGCAACCAGAAGTCGGATCGTGCTTACGAGCGCAGCTTCGTCGGCATGGTCGCAGGCTTTGACACCTATAAGTTCGACTACGCCAACCGCATCGCTGTGGCTGGTGGTGGCACGACCACCATCGACACCACTGGTGCCCAGGCTCAGTACGTGCCGCAGGCTACATCGACCGCTGTTGGCGGCCAGATCAACGTGGACAACCGCTACCAGTCTGTCGTCGTGAACAACACGGCTGGCATTGTGGCTGGCGACGCGTTCACCATTGACGGCATCGAGGCTGTGCATCACATCACCAAAGTGTCCACTGGCCGCCTGAAGACCTTCCGCGTCATCAGCGTGACCAACGGCACCACGATGGTGATCAGCCCTCCGATCATCGCGGCCACCGCACCGGCCACCGATGCAGAGCTGCAGTACAAGAACGTGCAACTGGTTGCTGCTTCTGCCGCTGCACCGCTGAACTGGCTGAACACTGGCGCTTCGGCGATCAACGTGTTCTGGCAGCGCGATGCTCTGGAGATTCTGCCTGGCCGCTATGCCGTCCCGTCCGATGCTGGCACCGCAGTGATGCGTGCCACCACCGACCAAGGCGTCGAGCTGGTGATGCAGAAGTTCTACGACATCGACAGCATGGTGATCAAGTACCGCCTCGACACCCTGTTCGGCGTGGTCAACAAGCAGCCTGAAATGTCAGGTATCCTGTTGTTCAATCAGCCCTAAGCTGAGCTAGAGAGGAAGGGGCTTCGGCCCCTTCTTCTTTCCACATTTCAAGGAGCGCATCATGCCAATGACCAAAGGTTACTCGCAGAAATCCATCAGCAAGAACATCTCCAAGGAGATGAAGTCTGGCATGCCTCAGAAGCAGGCCGTGGCCGTGGCCCTGTCCACTGCACGCAAGGCTGCAATGAAGGCTGGCAAGCCCAGCAAAGCACCTGCAAAGGCCAAGAAGTGAAGCAGGGTCTCTACGCCAACATTCACGCCAAGCGCGAGCGCATCGAGCGCCAGAAGGCCGCAGGCAAGACGCCTGAGCGCATGCGCAAGCCTGGCACAAAGGGCGCACCGACCAAGGCCGCATTCGTGGCGTCGGCCAAGACAGCAAAGGCAAAGAAATGAGCGTGTTCCCTTCATTGGTCTACAAAAGCCCAGGCATCTACCAAAAGCCAAACGGGAAAAGCTACGGCTTTACCAGCGTCCAAAGCCAGGAAGAACTGGACGAGAAGCTGGACGATGGCTGGTTTTTGTCGGCTGCAGAGGCCATTGATGCCGCAGGCGACAGCGCATTTCCTCCGACCAAGCCCAGGCCAAAGTGGGCGATCAAACCCGTCAAAAAGAAAAAGCCAGCCAGGCCGCTGGACTGGCGCGAGCAGGCCAAGGCCAAAGCCGCTGCCGCAGAAGTTGTGCCGGTGGCAGAGCCTGAGCCTGAGCAGATCGCAGACGATGCCCCGCCAACCCGCGCAGAGCTGGAGGCCAAGGCCACAGAACTCGGCATCAGATTTGATGGTCGCACAAGGGACAAAAAGCTGGGACAATTGATCCAAGATCGGCTGTCCGAGAAAACAGGAGAATGACATGGGATGGACCAAGCGCCAATTCATCGAGCAAGCCTTCGACGAGATCGGCTTGGCCTCCTACGCCTTCGACCTCGGCCCAGAGCAGATGCAGTCAGCACTGCGCAGGCTTGACACCATGATGGCCGCCTGGAATGCTCTGGGCATCCGGCTGGCCTACCCGCTGCCATCCAGCCCACAGGACAGCGACCTTGACGAGCAGACCAACGTGCCGGACAGCTCCAATGAGGCCATCTACACCAACCTGGCCATCAAGCTGGCCCCGAGTTACGGCAAGCAGGTGATGCCCGACACCAAGGCCACGGCCAAGGAGTCCTACAACACGCTCCTGTCCCGTGCGGCCATGCCGATGGAGCAGCAGATGCCTGGGACCATGCCATCCGGTGCAGGAAACAAGCCCTGGCGCGTCTACGACGATCCGTTCCTGCGCCAACCCGTCGATCCAGTCCTGGCAGGCCAGGACGGCCCACTCGAGTACAACTGAGGAAAAGCAGCCATGCCCACGATCAATCAACTCTCACCCCTCACGCAGTTATCTGGTGGCGACCAGTTCCCGATCTACGTGCCAAACAACGGCGACGCACGCAGGGTCTCGGTCACGCAGCTCCTGCAGTACTTCCAGCAGACGTTTGCAGCCCCGACGGTATCCACCAATCTGTACACGCCTGGGACCGGATTCAACATCACGGTGCCGACGCCAACAACAGAGCAGCAATGGATGCTGATCCAGCCTGCTGGCACTTTGGCCGCTGGAACGATCACGCTGCCGCTGAACACTGGCGTGCCTGATGGCACCCAAGTGCTGGTGACTACCACCCAGATCATCACCAGCTTCACGCTGGCCTTGAATGGTGCGGCGGCATCCTTCGGCGCACCGACCACGCTGGCCGCCAATGCCTTCTTTACGATGCGCTTTTACCAAGCCACGAATTCTTGGTATCGGGTGGCATGACATGGCCACGAAAGACAGCCGCCTGGCTCGCGTTGGCGTCGAGGGCTACAACAAGCCCAAGCGCACGCCATCGCACCCGACCAAGAGCCACGTTGTCGTGGCCAAGGTCGGCGACCAAGTGAAGACTATTCGCTTCGGCCAGCAGGGCGTCTCAGGCAGCCCAAAGAAGGAAGGCGAGTCCAAGTCCGACACGGCTCGGCGCGAGTCTTTCAAGGCCAGGCACGCTGCCAACATTGCCAAGGGCAAGATGAGTGCTGCATATTGGAGTGATCGCGTGAAGTGGTAAACAATCCAAAATGGTGCTACAGTGTTCCAAAGGAGCAATGTATGCCAAATGGACTTA